GAAGTATCTGATATAGAAAATTTAGAAGCTATTTATAGTGAAGATTTTGAATAAAAATAGTCTTTATAGTGCTTTTAGAGATTTTTAGCTATAGCAGTACTATTTATTTTCAGAAATTAAGAAGGATCAATTAGTGTCTACATCACTTTATAAAGAAGTCTTAGCCGACGCAAAGCAACTGAGAGAGGTTGCTGAGCAAAATGCTACCAAATTAATTTTAGAGAAAGTTCAACCAAGAGTCAAACAGATGATTGAGAGAGAACTTTTGGAAGGGAACGATTCTGATTGCGATGATGACGAAGAAGACATCATGTACGATTCGGATGAAGAAAAGAAATCAGAAAAGGTTGAGGAGTCTGAGGTTGACGAAGTTGAACTAACTCGTGAATCTATTAGTGCTTTAGCAAAAATGGCAAACATGGATGCTGAGACTTATGGAGTTAAGGCTCTACGACTTTCTGAGAGATTAAAAACGCTTCGTAGTAATAAAAAGAATATTAGCGAAGTGGCTTATTGTGAAAAGCTTCGACAGCTTAAGACAGAAGCAGAAAAGACATATGGTGCCCTACAGGCCGACAGTAAAAGGAATATCGTACCAAAAGATACCTGTCGCATTATTGAAGGGAAATTAGAAGAAGTCTATAAGGCTACGAATACACTATATGTCCCAACTAAGGTACGACTAATCGAAAGAAAATACAATTTGATCAATAAGAAGTCTCAACAATTCAAGTTAGTTGTTGAGAACTATGATTTAACGAACAAAGCAAAAAAAACATTTGTGAAGGAATGTTCTTCTTTCATTAGAGAAGCAAGAACACTAAAAAAGTCATTATCAAAATTGCAGGAGTTTGCTGAAGAAAATAAGCTAAACAAATTTGCAACTAAGATGGATGTACTTGTAAGGGAGATTTATACGATGGCAAAAAAGCACGGCGCACTTAATGAAGAAGAACTAAAACTCGTTATTCGAGGACTAGACCCAGCAGACCCAGAAGGTTCAGAGCTTTCTGTTGAAGCAGAACCAGAAGACGGTATGGACGATGGTCTTGAAGGCGATGACATGGGCATGGATGACATGGATATGGACGATGGAATGGACGACATGGGAATGGACGACGGCATGGATGACATGGATGGCGGACTTGAAGATGACGATCTTGAACTAGAGATGGAACTAGGTGAAGGTGAGCTTTCTGAAGAAGAGATCTCTGAATTGCTTGGCGGTTCATCTTACAGAGCAGGCGGTGGCCGAGGTCGCGGTTCACGCGCAGCAGCTCGACAAGCAAGAGCAAAGGCATCTGCACAAGCTCCAAAGCAACAAGCTCCTGTTGAAGAGCCTGAAGAGGAAGAGAGGCAGGATGAAATGCTTCAAATCTCTGAAGAGATGCTTAAGAGAGAGCTTATGAGCCTTCGTAAGCGAAGAGCAGCTATGAACGAAGAAGACTTAAGTAAGCAAGGTGGACATGGCCCAGGTAAGGGTGATGACGACTTTGGTGGCGGAAAATTTGATGGAGAATCATTTGTTGATGGAGAAGATCTTAATACACTTGACCCAGCAGGAAGCAACGCTCTTACGGAAGAAGAAGATGATGATGAGAAGTCAGAAATGTACGAAGGTGCAGTTCGAATGAATCGTCGTCTTGCAGAAACTTTGAAGCAGTACAAATCTGCTCTATCAAAGCAAAAAAGAAAACTAACTGAGACACAAAGAGAACTTAGTAAAACCAATTTATTCAATGCTAAGTTAGTGCACGCAAATCGCCTCCTACAAACAGAGGGACTATCAGGAAAGCAGAGAGCAACGATAATCGAAGCTCTAGATGATGCCAAATCTGTAAGGGATGTGAAAAAACTATACTCAGCCTTAAGTGAAGCACTTCAGGGTAAAAAGAGTGATAACAAATTAACTGAAAGCAAGGGAAGAGCATTACTAGCCGGATCTTCACCTGCCACCAAGTCAGGCTCCAAGTCATTGAATGAGTCTGAAACAAAAGAATTTCATCGTTGGGGCCAGCTCGCTGGAATGAACGACTAAAGGAATAGGCTAAATAGGATAAAAAGAGGATTATAAAATCATGTCTACATTTTCATTAGATACATTAACAGAGGACATTAGGTCACGTCACCTAGGACACGAAGCAAAACGCTTGTCCAGTAAGTGGCACGAAACTGGCCTATTGCGTGGCCTTGGTGGCTACGACAAAGAGAATATGGCTCGAATGCTTGAAAACCAAGCAGCAGAGATTCTTCGTGAGTCCAGCAGCCTATCAACAGGTGGAGCCGCACTAACCAGCAGTGGTCAAGTTCGTGGTTTCTCCAACGTAGCGTTCCCAATCGTTCGCCGCGTGTTTGGTGGTCTTGTTGCTAACGAGTTGATCTCGATTCAGCCAATGAGCTTACCAGCTGGTTTGCTATTCTACCTAGATTACACCTATGGCAACAATGTCGGTGGTGCTGCAAGCGATACTGCATCCATTTACAAGAGTGGTGAATCACTATACAACAACCCAACTGGGGCTGGAGTACGTTCTGGTTCAACTGCAACGGGTGGACAGTATGACTTAGTAGGTCACGGATACACCAAGGTACATGCATCTGCTGCATCTATTGGCACACTTGAAACACAGAAAATTGGTGTATTCGATGGTGTTGGTGGGTTTGTTTCTGGTAGTACTGTTGCTAGCTTAAGCGAAATGACTGGTTCCAGCGCACGTTGGGCTCATTTCGACCCTCAGCTTGAGACTGATGTCTCTGACAACGCACTAGATTACTGCTTCGCATTCTTACCGATTGCAAACATCACAGGTGCCTTGGCAACTGCTGACCTTCAGCAAGTTAGCCAAATTGCCATTAGCTCCTTTGGAACGCCAAACAACGCTGTTCCATGGGGAGAAGCATATCAGGGTGGTCAAGGCATTCTCAATCTACGTAGATTGAACATGCGTGGTAACTTTACGCCTTCAAGCGGATTGTTCCAGCCTGACATCAATGGTGATCACATCTCTACAGTCATTCGCCTAACTAATGGCGGAACTGTACCAACTGGTGCTGTTACTATTAGTGCTGCTGTTTCTGACTCACTAGATGTTGGTGGAACCGATGGTGATACTCTTACCGTCCCATCATTCGAGTCAGACTTCGCTGCTACGCCCTCCCCTGCAATCCCAGAGATTGATATCAAGATTGAGCAAATCAGTGTTGTTGCTACAACTCGTAAGTTGCGCGCGCGTTGGTCCCCTGAGCTTGCTCAAGACCTTAACGCATTCCACAGCTTGGATGCCGAGGTTGAGCTTACAAAGATTCTATCTGAGCAAGTTGCATTGGACATCGATAGAGAAGTTCTTAATGACCTTCTTATGGAAGCGAACGGTGCTAACTACTACTGGTCACGTGCTCCAGGTAGGTTTGTAAATAAGAGAACTGGTTTACCAGTAGATCTTCGAAGCACACTTTCCACTGGACCTCAGTTCACTGGTACGGTTAGAGAGTGGTACGAAACTCTTATTGAGACCATTTGTGACGTTGCAAATGAGATTCACAAGAAGACTCTTCGTGGCTCCGCTAACTTCTGTGTCATCGGTCCTGATGTTGCAACAATCATTGAGCAAACAGCAATGTACAAGGCTCAATACAAGATTGATGGAAACGGACAGATCTCTAACCCAATGACTGTTGGTGCTGAGAATATTGGACAGGTTGCTAACCGATTCACTCTATACAAAGATCCTTACTTCCCACGAAATAAGATCCTTGTTGGATTCAAGGGCGGAAACTACCTTGAGACTGGATACGTCTACGCACCATACGTACCACTTATCGTTACTCCAACTATCTTTGCGCCAGAAGATTTTACACCACGTAAGGGTGTAATGACTCGCTATGGCAAGAAGATGGTCAGAAGCGACTTCTACGGAACCATCACGGTTCTTGACCTCAACGTAATCTAGTATTACTTTTGGATTAGAAAAGGCTCCTTTTGGGAGCCTTTTTTTTTATTTCTAGATTTTCTCTGGAATATTATCCGTTTCAATTTTCAGGAGAACAGCTTCAAACAAGAATTCAAGAAGCGGGTCTTTTGCGAACAATTTCCCGTGAGAAATTCCAATCTTCAATTCGTGGAAAATATCCGAATGATGCTGACCTGATTCAATACCCAGTTGAAACTTTAAGTCTCCAACGCTCTTGATTGGCTTGTTCACAATTTAGTGTAACACGCTAGCAAGCTCGCTGTCAAGCTTTCATTCTTATGAAACGCCGCCATCTGCGCCATAAGGAGATCTGAAAGGAAACTCTAGGTATGAACCATATTTATAGCATGTCCTTGCTAAGGGAATATATTCAAAATCTTATAACAGAGAAGATTGAAACGGATCAGCCCTCTACTATGATTGCGATCTACCCAACAGATGATGCAATAAAACAAATCGTAAAATTTAGAAATACACTAGATATACCATCAGATGTTCGAGTTATCCCACCAGAAGAGTTGCATTGTACAATAAGGTATTGGAAGGGAGACAGGAAGCTAGAAGACATACTGCCATTTGTAAACTCATTAGAGTCTAAGTCAATTTCTGCCAAAGCAACAAAGTTGGAGGCATTGGGAGATTCCATTGTAATTTTGCTTGATAGTAAAGAATTAAACTCTCTTTTTTCCAAAATTGACAATGGTATACAGAAGCATGGAATTCCACCTTCAGACTTCCCAGACTACAAGGCTCACATATCTTTATATGGTGGAGATAAGGCTCAAGAAGTACCAAGTAAAAAGATTCCATTTGATACTCTGTCATTAGATGGTGTCAAAATGGTAAATGAAGATGATGAAGTGTTCTGGTCGAGCTTATAATGATACTGTAGCCTTCTATATTATATTTTTATAGCGTTTTAGGAAACGCGCAGGGCAAACGAACGTATCTTTTCAAATTTGGTATTATATCTTTATGAGGCTCGACAGCATTGTTCAAGATATAAGCTCGAAATATTTTATTGACTACTTTAAGTCTGGGATGGTTCGCAGTAAGAAATCAAAAGTAAAAGTAACAATTGAAGATTATCATAAAAAGCTTATATATGACTTTGAGAATCAGTCAAGACCAAGTTTTGTAGTAAAAGCTAGAATGATTGGAGTAACAACTCTTCTTTCTTTTTATGCAAGTTGGATTGCCAAGTCAGGAAAAAGTGTACTATATGTTACAACTAGTCATGATTATGGAGAATTGTTTATAAAAAAATGTTTTCTTTCTTGTGATAGCACAAACACTTTAACTACATCAAGAGGTGGTTGGCCTGGTGAAATAATGTTTGTTGGAGGTGGCAAAATAAAAGCTGTTTCATCTGAAACTCTGGTCCACGGGGAAAGATTTGACTTAATTATTGTCGAAGAAGCAGATTTTATGTCTAACTTATCAAAAGCAATATCTTGTCTCTCTCCATGTTTAGTGGGCAATGGTAAGCTTATAGTTAGTTCTACACCTAATTCAAAAAATAAAAAATCTTTCTTTAGAGAAATGGTTGAAAAACATAGAATTTGTTTACCATATCATGTAAGTCGTCTTGGAAGAAAGAAAAGTGATGGCAGTCGACACCCGTTTGCAAACAGTGAGAGTTTTTGGTTTTATGAGAGAACTAGGTATTTGCCCATAGAGCAAATTAGGACCGATTTTTTAGCTAGGTTTCCAAAATTAGAGAGTGATAATGTTATGAAAAAATGTATAGAATGTAAGGGTGCTGGAAGTCACAATCTATTGACTTCTAAAGTTGACTGCAAAATTTGTGATGGTTCTGGTACAGAATCAATTGATATCGCTTATTTTCGAAAAAAGCTATTTTCAGCAATAAGGGTTCCAGAGCCGTACCTTTCTAAATCAACTCAAGAATGGGAAAGTGATGCAAAAACTATTAGAGATACAATAGTCACAGGATTGAATAAGAAGATTAAAGAGATTTCTAATAAGTCTTCTAGATCATCCATATTGTCTGAATTAGAGTCTGAATTTCATAAAATAAAATGTAGATTGAGTGATGATGGTTTTCCAATAGATTACAGGACTTCAGTACGAGCTAAATTTGGTAGCGATAACATGGTTGATATCCACTATTCTATATTGGACCTAAATTCTGAATCCGTTTACGAGGACTTGAGTTTAGATACGGGAACTACACCAACTAGAATTGAGAACAAAATTATTACAAACAATATTGAAAAAAACATTGTAATAACCACAGAATCTGGTGAGGGAATTACTATCAAAGCTGATGGAAGTGTAGACTTTAGTGAAGGATTGAATATAGATCAGGCTTCGAAAATATTCTATAAAGAAGTGGCGAAATGGTTTAGGCGTGATCTATGGAGTAAAGTCTAGAGTGCTATTTATCCACTTTTAAATGTTCTTTCCATATTTACTATGGTAATGGCATTTCTAGATGTACTCAACCCAACACCATTTGGAATATTTGATTCAGACACAACATTTCAGTCTGAAGCAGATAGTATGGTCCTGTTTGTAAAGAGGACCTTGGGTGGAGATGTTTTATCTGTAGAGCTTCCAAGTAAGACTATATGGACAGCCTTTGAGCAGGCCGTATTAGCCTGGGGCGCGATCATCAATGAGTTTGATGCTAAATCAAATATTCCAAATGTATTAGGTCAGCCAACTGGTTCAGACATACAAAACCTATACCCCAGAGAAACATTAGAATTTCTACTTCGTCAAGCCGAACCATATGCAATGGAGGCCTCATATAGTGGATATCAAGATCAGGCATCTGGATCCATCTCACTTGAAAGGGGTCGCCAAGACTATAATCTTAGGACCGAACTTAAAGACGGAAATGGAACGCCATTGTTTGATTTGGCTCCATCTGGAAGTGTTGGCAGAATGAGGGTAACGGAAGTTTTTCATTTTTCACCATCTATTGCTTTTAGATTTTTTGATTCGACATCAGCAATTAACTTTTTGAATAATGAGTTCAATTTTGAATCGTTCACGCCTGAAACAATTTTCTACATGCTTCCTGTTTTTGAAGATATTCTTAGACAGGGACAGTTGCAACTTTCTGAAAGGGTAAGGCGCTCAAATTACAGTTATCGTATTGTTGGACAAATGCTTAGAATCTACCCTGTCCCAACTGCGAACAGGGACAATCCCAGAAAGCTATTTATTCGAGTCGCTTATGCTGGAGATCCATATAACTTTAATACTAATGCTTTGGGTTCTGGTCAGGATGATACGGTCAATGGAATTTCTGGTCTTTCAAATATTCCGTATGGAAATATCGACTACAGTACAATAAATGCTGTCGGTCAACAGTGGGTGAGAGATTACACACTAGCTTTATGTATGATTTCTTTAGGTTTCATCAGAGGTAAGGTAAGAAATATACCTGTTCCAAACTCTGATGTTCAATTGAATTATGATGATCTTTTGACGAGAGGTTATGAAGACAAGGAAAGGTTGATTACTCAATTGAGAGATCAACTTGAGAACTTCTTATATTACAACTTAGTTGAGCAGCAGGCTAACAAGTCAGAAAATATAATGAGACAGCTACGTGGGATCCCTATGCCGTCAGGAAAGTTTATTATTCCTGGCTAATTAAATAGATTGTATTTATCTATCATAATTAAGTTATATGCCTAGACTTTTCATAGGTCCGCGAGAGATGGACTTCTTTAATGATACTGCTAAAGAGATCACTAAAGACATAGTTGGACAAAAGATTTACTATTATGAGATATCTTTTGATAAGACAAAAGTGCATCCTGTTTACGAAGAATCTATGAAAAAGGTTTTCGAAAAACCTATAGAAATTAGCTGCATAGTTGATTGGCAACCACCAGAGGTTAGTACTTCTAGGTTTGGGCAAGACTATAAGGCAAAGATCAATGTTTACATTCAGTCAAGAGATCTTACTCAGAAAGAAATACAGATAAAAGATGGTTCCTTCTTTTCTTATGGTTCACAATTTTTTGAAATAACAAGCGTCGAAAATTACAAAAAGATTTATGGACAAGTTGAGTATGATAGTGGAATTTTGGTTGTAGGAATTCAAACAAGAAAGGACGTATTCTCATCTGAGCCTTTGGGTCCAACATCGGAAGCTGTTGCAAATGATGAAGGTATACAAGAAACGTTTGTTCAACAGAGAGGCTTTGAGAACAATCAGGAAGGACCGACAGGGGATACTCGTGATTTAGTTAAGAAGGGTGTATTGGATGCTCCTTTACCATCTGAGCCTGCTGAGGTCTCTAAAAGAGGAACAACTGGAAAAGTTGGAAATGGTTTTTATGGAGAAGGCGACTCATAATAGATAGTTATACTTATGTCGACTCAGAAAGGACAATCTAATAAGCCATCAGGCCACCGAATTCCTTCTGGGTATGAGGGTAGCAATATCCCAACGGATTTCCACATTCCATCAGTAGGAATCGCTGATGTTGATGGAGCTATGTTTAATTTGTTTGATAGAGATAATCAAATATATGTTCTTTCTTTAGATGACGAAAGTTCCGAAAAATACGATAAAAAAGTTCCAGTTATTTATGCAACAGGAGAAAGGTTCGCATTGAGAGAGAGAAGAAATCCAATTAGAGATAAGAATGGTGCATTAATTTTACCTATTATTTCGATTAGAAGAACAGCTCTAAATCAAGCTAAAGAAAATATGGGATCTGCTATAGGCCAGGATACTGGTGACTATGTTATAAAGAAAAGAATTTCTAAAAAAGATCCTCAATATAAAAATCTATTAAATAAAAAAGGGTTGAAAAATCAAGACAATGTTGCTTCTGTTAGTAACTTCTTGAACCCTAGCCTTGAAAGTGGAAATCTTCCAAATACTGTTGCTTCAAGAAGAGACAAGTACAATGGATCAGGTGACGACAGGCTTAGTATAGATTTAAACAATACAATATATGAAATAATAACTATCCCATTCCCAATAAGGTTTACGGCTAGTTATGAAGTGGTTATTTGGTCTTCTTATCAGGAACAAATGCTACAAATATTAGAAAAGATTATGACAAACTACGATGGTCAAGGAAAAACTTATCGATTAGAAACAGATAAGGGCTATTGGTTTGTTGCATATTTTGAAGACGATATTGAGTCTCAAGATAATTCTGAAGATTTTACTGATGATGAACGTGTTCATAAATACGTGTTCAATGTCAAGGTCCCAGCATATATGCTAGCTAATAAAAATGGAGGAGATATGGTTCCATTTAGAAGATATCTCTCATCTCCACAAATATCATTCGGAATAGTAGATGGTTTGTTTGAAACAAAACCCGATACAAATGCACGTTCTGGTAATCCTGATGATTTTATATTAGACAACATAGAGAACCTAGATAAGGAAGGAATGCCTATAAAAAGGCTAGATGACATACTCAAAAGAGAAGTTATATCCGATCCTTTCTCAGGCGAAGATGAGGAAGTATTTGTACGCGTAAAACGAAGAAATGCTAGAGCTGGAGAAACAACAATAAGCGCCAGAAGACTCCTAGATATTGAAATTCCATGATTTATCTAGGTCTTAATAACGGCGTTGTTTTGAGTGTGGGCGAACTACTTATTATTAGTGTAAAACCCCTCTCTTTTGG